CTGGTGGCGATGCGGGGCGCCCTCGGGGCGGCTGCGGCCGGGATCGGCATCTTCGCGGCCGCCATGTCCGACGCCTCCACGGTGCTGGAGGACCTAGGGCCCTCGTTCGAGGCCCTTCAGGACTCCATCTCTACATCGTTCTGGGGTGAGGCCGAGGGCTCGGTCCGGTCCCTCATCACGAACGGCCTGGAGGCCCTGACGCCGGCCATCTCGGACGTGGCCTCGGCCATGGGCTCCATGACGTCGGCCGTCGCGTCCGCCGCGCAGGATCACATTCCCGGATTCCAGGCGTCGCTCGTCTACCTGGCCGAGGCTATGGACATCGGCGGCGACGGCGCGGGAGCCTTCACCGACGCCCTGCTCACGCTGGGCGAGGTCGGCGCGAAGTACCTCCCCTCGATCGCCGGCTGGGCCAACGAGGTCGCCTACAACTTCCAGTCCTGGGTGCAGGCAAAGACAGCCTCAGGCGAGATGGACCAGGCCATCCAGGCCGCTGCCAAGACCTTCGGAACCCTAAAGGACATCGTCTTCGACCTAGGCGGAATTCTCGGCGGGGTATTCAAGGCCATGGCCTCCGGCTCGGCGCCGATCGACTCCATCGCCGCCGCCCTCGACAGCGCGAACAAGGCCGTCAACGGGCCGCTGTGGCAGGGCACCCTGTCTACGATCTTCAGCGCGATGGGGGACGCCGCCTCGCACGCCTTCGCCGGAGTCGGCTCCCTCGGCCAGGCGTTCACCTCCCTCGCCCCGACCCTCTCGACGATCCTGCCGCTGGTCGGCCAGATCATCGAGACCGGGCTCAAGGGCATCTCGACGGCTCTCCAGGACCCCGCCTTCCAGGGAGGGCTGACGGCGTTCTTCCAGGGTGTGCTGACGGCCGTGCAGGCTCTGGCCCCGGCCATGCCGGCCCTGGGGCAGGCGTTCGGCGCCATCGCTACCGTGGCCGGCTCGCTTCTCGCCGCCATCGCCCCGCTGGTGGCGCAGCTGGTCGAGGGCCTGGCCCCGGTCTTCCAGCAGCTGGTGCCGATCCTCGTCCCGGTCATCGAGCAGCTGGGGGCTGCTCTCCTGCCGGTGATTCAGGCGCTGATCCCGGTGATCTCGGAGATCATCGCCCAGCTGGCTCCGATCATCTCAGAGTATCTGCCGCAGATTCTGCCGCCGATCGTCGCCTTGGTTCAGCAGCTGGCGTCCGCCCTGATCCCAGCTATCCAGCTGGTGGGGCAGGTCATGCAGTGGCTCATGCCTCTGGTGATGGCGTCGTGGAACGGAATCATGTCCACCGTGACTGGAGCGATCCAGGTTATTAAGGGAATCATCGAGACCGTCCTCGCTGTCATCCAAGGCGACTGGTCTGGGGCCTGGAACGGCATCAAGACCGTCGGTCAGGGTATCTGGAATATCATCAAGGGCCAGTTCGGCATCTTCGGCAACCAGATCATGTCGATGGCCTCCACGGCATGGCACTCCGTGTGGAACACCATCCAGTCCGTCTGGAACTCGATCACCTCCACCGTCTCTAGTGCCATCAGCGGGGTTCGGAACCTCATCAGCGGCGGCTGGTCGGCTGTAAGGAATATCTCGTCCTCCATGTGGAGCGGGATCGTGAGCACGGTCTCCAGCTGGATCAGCAGCATGCTGAACACGGTCCGCAGCATCCCCTCGAGCATCCGTAACGTATTCTCGGGAGCCGGGTCGTGGCTGTGGAACGCGGGCGTCAGCATCATCAAGGGCCTCCTGGACGGCATCTCCTCCATGTTCTCCTCGGTGAGGAACAAGCTCTCCTCACTGACGAGCATGCTGCCCTCGTGGAAGGGCCCCGCCCCCGTTGACAAGGTCCTCCTCACCCCCGCCGGTGAGCTCATCATGCAGGGCCTCATCAAGGGCCTGGAGAGCCAGTACGGGGCCGTGCGCTCATCGCTCCAGGGCCTGACCGAGGACCTGTCCAAGCCCGCCACGATCGGTCTGAGCGCCAACGTCCAGCCGCTCCCGGCGCGCGCCTCGACTGGCCGGCCGAACCCGGCCCCCGAGTCCTCCGGATCGTTTGATAAGGGACGCCAATCAGGCGCTACAATCAACATCACCAACAACTATCCGCAGGCCAAGCCGGACTCGAAGACTCGAGACGAGGTCGCCGAGGGGCTGCGACTGGCCGCGATCATCTGAGGAGGGTCACCCACCCATGGCCATCTACTCACTGGACGGCGCCGATCTGGACGACGAGCGCCAGCGCTGGGTGCTCGCCGAGGGGACGACTCTGTCGACCCGCGGCGAGCCCTGGAGCACCTCAGTCAGCATCCCGGGGCGGTTCGGAGTGCTCCCCATCGCGCCGAGCGTGCTCAAGTCCGCCACCGTCGCCTTGAAGTTCACCGTGTTCTCCTGGGCCGACGGCCGCAACGGCAACCGCTGCAAGGAGGGCCTGGAGGTCCTGGAGCGCAACTACCAGGACCTGCTGCGCCGCCTGTACGCCTTCGGACGGCTCCAGACGCTCCAGTACACACCGCAAGGCTCTCCCGCGAGGGAGGCGATGGTGCGCCCGTCGTCCTCGGTAGAGCCGGTCTTCGACCCGCACTCGGAGACGATCTCGTTCACGATCACCTACGAGATCGTCTCCGGGCTGTGGCGAGGCACCGTCGACATCGTGGACCACCTGAGCGACATGTCGAAGTTCAACGGCTGCGTGATGCCGATCGCGGACGGGAAGCTTCTCCTGGAGCCGACCGCCCAGACCTGCACCGTCAAGGACAACGTCTCCGGCACGTCGTTCACCTTCACCGGGACCCTGAACGGCGGGGAGCGGCTGCTGGTCGACATCGCCCGCTACCGGGCCTGGAAGAACCCCTCAACGGAGTGGGAGCCTGTGGCAGGGGCCCGCCCCGCCGACGGGGAGATTTCGATGAGCCCTGGAGGCTTCCGGGCCACGCCGAACGCTGACGGGCGCATCTCGATGACGTTGACCAGGACTACCGGCCGCTTCCGCGGAAGGATGGCCTACTGATGCCCCGCGATCCTCAGTACGCGCGCGGCATGTCCATGCGCTACGTCGCCTACGAGCAGGCCGGAGCTCGCCTCGGAGTCCTGCCCGACGCCCTGGCCGGAACGTTCACCTGCCCGCGCCAGGCCACGCCCTCGCTCACCCTGTCGTACCCGAACGGGGACCAGGGAGTGCGCGGCGAGCTGCTGGACTCCTCCGTGGAGATCGCCGTCGAGCTCTGCTACGACGGCCAGACCTGGCACGAGCCGTACAACGCCCGCTTCGTCAACCTGTCCTCGGAGTGGAACCTCGTAGACGACGGCACGGAGCACCGTCGCGCCGACCTCATCCACATCGGTCACCGCTTGGAGGGCGCCCTCGTGTGGAACGTCCCGTTCGCGGCCATGGACAAGGACGGGAAGTACAAGTTCACCTCGCGCAACGCCGGCGAGATTCTGCGCACCGTGTGGGACGCCGCGGTCAAGCGCGGTTGGGGCGCCGGGCTGACGCTCGACGTCAGCACCGCGGTCGACTCCGCCGGCCAGGGCTGGGCCTTCCAGACCACCATCGCCTTCGACCCCTCGGTCTCCATCAAGTCGATCCTCGACACGCTCATGAACATGGGCATGATCGACTACCGGTGGCGCGGCCGGACCCTCCAGGTCTACAACGCCGACTCCGCCCTGAAGCGCGAGAACAGTGCCGTCGTGTGGCGCCTGAGCGCCGGCACGACGTCTGCTCCGGAGAAGCTGGACTGGTCCCAGCTGTGCACCCACGTCCTCGTGAAGGGGGATGAGGGCCGCACGTGGACCTTCCAGAACCCGGAGGCCCCGGCCGGGATGCCGCGCACCGAGAAGGTCGTCAGCGCCGGCGGCGTCGCGCTGGAGGCCACCGCCCGGCGCGTGGCGGACCTGACCCTCAAGACCGGCGCAACTCCCGCGGCTGAGGTCAAGCGCGAGTGGGAGGCCGACGACCTTCAGTGGCTCCCCTTCGAGGACTATGGGCTGGGCGACTGGATTCAGGTCGAGCGCGGCAAGGGCCTGGAGCGGATGCGCGTCACTCAGATTTCGATCTCGGTGACTGAGGACGGGCGCTGCCAGGGGCACACCACCTTCGGGACCATGCTCGACGACGTCCTGTCGCGCCTGGCCAAGCGCCAGAAGGGCGTCCTCGGTGCCGTCAACTCCGACGGCAAGAACCCCCGGCCGGAGACTCCCCAGAGCAAGTATGCTCCCGTGCCTCCTCAGGGCCTCATCGTCTCCTCGGCCGCGGTCATCAACAGCCAGGGGTACGCCGAGGCCGTGGCTACTCTCCAGTGGCAGGCGGTGACTACGGACACCCTCGGAGTGGCCGTGGACGTCACTGGCTACGACATCTCGATCCGTGAGGTCCCCTACAAGGCCGGGCGTCTGAGCACGTCCACCGGAACGACTGCCGAGGTCGCGGAGCTGATCCCGGGCAGGCAGTACGCCTTCAGCGTGAGAGCGGTCACTCGGGAGACTACCGGCAGATGGTCCGCCGAGATCATTGAGACGATGGCCACCGACTCCACGCCGCCACCGGTGCCTCCGGCCCCGACCCTGTCTCAGACTCTCGGGGTACTGGACGTATGGTGGCCGCTGCGCGGCGCCGGCGGTGAGGGTATGCCAGCCGACTTCGCCGGAGTCGAGATCAGCGTCCAACTGCCGGGCCGCGCACCGGGCGTCCTGGCGACGATGCTGAACCCGATGCAGCGCGCGCCGGTCGCGGGGCTGGAGATGCGCGAGTACGAGGTGCGTCTGCGGACCTACGACCGAGCTGGTAACCGGTCAGCGTGGGGCGCTCCCAGCACCATCACCCTGAAGCAGAACATCGACGCCGACGCCATCGCCAAGTCGGTCGAGGACAAGCTCAAGGGCAGCTCGGCCCTCCAGCAGGCGGCCCGCGAGGGGACGCTGAAGGAGATGAGGCACCTGACCGAGGCGATGACTCAGGTCGCCGTCAACCTCGTCTCGTCAGGCCCCGTCCCTCCAGATAGTGGGACAATAGGGTCCAGCATGTGGATCGCACCCGACGGGCGAATCTTCGTCCTCAGAGCAGAAGGAGATAAGTGATGCAGGAGTACGTGGCTACCAAGCAGTGGCGAGACGGGTTCGGGGCGAACGAGACCCGGATCACCGCCGCGGACCTCACCCGGATCGAGGACGGCATCTCCGCGGCCACTCGCGGAGTGACCAATCTGGAGACCAAGGTCGCCGGGCAGCCTGCCGAGATTCTGAAGCAGGTCCAGGACATCGCCGCAGGCATCCGCACCTCGCTGGAGAAGGCGATCCCGATCGGGACCATCGCCATGTTCGGCGCCGAGCGCGACCCTGAGGGCTGGATGCGCTGTGATGGGCGCCTCCTTGAGAGGAACGCCTACGCAAAGCTGTTCGCAGTCATTGGCACTGCCTATGGATTCACCTCCGCCAGCAACTTCCGGCTGCCGGACATCCGGGACCGCTCCGCCGTCGGCACTGGCAACTCGTACCGGATCGGCGACAAGGGCGGCTCCGTATCGGTCACGCTGAGCGTGAACCAGATGCCGGCCCACACCCACCAGATCGGTGAGGTCGAGGATGTCGGGCGCCGGTTCCAGGCGAAGAAGGCCAATCAGGACATCGGGTCTGGAGAATCCGGTAACGGGTACACCTACCTGACCTCTACAGGTACGGCAACTAGCGGACGTACACCTATCGCCATCTCGGCCGGCGGGTCGCAGCCGGTCGACGTGCGCAGCCCGTACATCGCCCTTCCCTACATCATCAAGGTTCTCTGATGGCCGGACCCACTAACTGGACCGAGGCCCCTGAGGGCGGGCGCGGCGGGCAGTACGTCACTGCCCCGGGCTTTGCTGCACTGGGCCAGTCCTCCCCGACCAACTCCCGCACCGCCCCCGGCTCGAAGATCGTCTGGTCTCCGAAGGGGTGGCGCTGGGAGGAGGCCGGGGACGACTACTCCAAGACGGTCTCCAAGCTCACCGCCGCGACCATGGAGTCCGCCGTGCGCCGCATCCGCACGTCTATGGGCGAGGTGTCCTACATTCGGGGCACGTCTGACACTGTGCCGCCGTTCTCCGGGCAGTCCGTCGGCGACACCTGCCGCGTGCAGGACGCCGGGACTCTCGACATCGTTGCGGAGTGGCGCTGGGACGGCGCTACCTGGGAGCGGATGAAGGTCACCAGCGAGCAGATCAGCAACCTCGACGTGGGCAAGCTGACCGCGGGCTCGGCCAGCATAGCCGAGGTGACTGCCCGGAAGATCGCCTCCGACGTCGGCCGCTTCCTGGAGATCACCACGGACCAGCTGACCGTGACCGGCAATGCCTCCTTCGTGAACGCCACCGCCCACCACGTGTGGACGGAGATCATCACTGCCGGGCAGGGCGAGTTCGAGCAGATCAAGGCGGGCATGCTGGCCGCGAACTCCGTCAGTGCCTCCAACATTCAGGGTGGGGCGATCGATGGGCAGGTCATCACCGGCGCCACCATCCAGACCGAGCGCAACAACCGGCGCGGAATCAAGATCGACTTGGCAGGCATCCGGGCCTACACGTCAAACGGCAAGGAAACCTCATTCGAGGTGGACGCAGCCACCGGCAGTGTCAAGGTGCTTGGCGATGTCGGCATCCAGGACTCGTGGTCGACCGCCCAGTTTATCGACATCGTTGAGACTCTAACCGGTAATGACGTCGGCCAGCGTGGGGACCGCTGGGGCGTGGGCCTATCCATGAATACCAAGGTGTTCCCGTACAAGTACCCGGCGCTCGTAACCTTCAAGGAAGACCCCACTGTCTCCGGAGGCATCCTCTACTTCCAGGCGCCCTCGAGCTACGATAACGGCACCCCAAACATGAGGTTGGCCACAAACGGGCTATCCGTGTATTCGGGGAAGACCTCCACATGGCAAATGAACCTCAGCAGGTCAGGGTTCGGGGCAGGGGCGGCAGGTAAGGGCAACCTCCAGGTAAACGACTACAGTGCATCCATTACCGTAGGCGGCTACGACTCACACCTGTACATCCAGGGAGACAATTTTCGGCTCCGCTCCCAGAACAGCGCACTGAGGTCCGTCTGGGGGAATACCACCAATGTGGTCCTCAGCTGGGACGGAAGCCACCAGGTAGTCGTGGACAGGGACGGCTTCCGCGCCGTAGGCGGCAAGAACTTCATCATGCGCGTACCCGGCGAGTGGCAGAAGCGCCACATGATGCTCCAGCACGCCTCAACAGAGTCCCCACATGACGGGATTGAGTACTGGGAGAACGTCGAGCTCGACTCGACCGGGCACACTACGTGGGTGCTACCCGACTACGTTCCCAAGATCGCCTCGCCGACGGCGCCATGGATCGTGCTCACGTCCTCGACAGCATCGGCCCGGCTGATCCGCACGGGCTACGGAGTTGACGCGGCTCCGTGGTCAGTAGAGGTATCCGGCCACCCCGGCGAGACGGTAGCCGTCCTCGTTAAGGGTGCCCGCCAGGTCGACGAGTGGGACGAGAAGACTGACACCGTGTCCCTCAGGGACCGCTCCAAGGAGCCGGTGTGGGTACTCCCGCCAGCGACCGCTCAGGACGGTGAGGACAGTCAGGCCGTCGCCTATGATGGTCGTGGAGGCTACGGCCCCTCGCCCGTGCCACCAAAGACGCCCCCAGCAGAGGAAGTTCAGGAGGATCTATGACACCCCAAGCGCCGCAGGTAGACGCCATCGCAGTGATCGACGCCCTCGCGGCCGAGATCGCCGCCCTGACGCGCCGGGCAGTGATCGCAGAGCAGCGGGCCGCTGCCCTGGAGGAAGAGATCGTCAAGACTAAGGAGAGTAAGTGACAGTTCAGTCTGTGGCGGCGCGTATCGCTCGCCGAATCTGCGATCAGGAGAACGTGGGCTACAGCCAGCCCGATCGCCGTACCTGGTATGCGAACGCTGACTGGCAGGGGCACGTTTCCTCGCCCCAGAATGCTGACTGCTCAAGCCTCGTGTGCGGAGCGATCTGCTACGGCATCCATGACACCTATGGGGCCGCCTGGGGCCACGCCGCCCTCCCGGAGATCAACGACCACTGGACGGGCAATATGCGCCCCGGCCTGGAGGCTCGTGGCTTCAATGAGGTCCCGTGGAACGACTCGGACCTCACTCCGGCAGGCGGGTTCCGCGTCGGGGACGTGATCCTGTCGGCGGCGAACGAGGGCGGCAGGGGGCACGTGGTCATCGCCGTCGAGGACGGGCCTGACCCCCTCGTGTCCGAGGCGTGGATCGCTGAGGATGGGTCGATCGATGGCTACCTAGGCGACTCCACGGGACAGGAGACCCGCACGGTCCGCTACTCCAGCCACCCTCACACCCAGTCCGGGGCGTGGACGAGTTGCCACCGCTTCGACGAGGGGAAGTTCCTCCAGCAGTGGCCCGAGTTCGCCAAGGGCCGGCCCGCGCAGGCCCAGTCCCCCGCCCCGGCGCAGGCGGCTACCGCGGCCCCGGCCGCGCCGCAGCACGCGCACGGGATCGACATCTCCAGCCACCAGGCTGGCCTGAACGTGGCCGCTCTGTGGGCTGACTTCGTGATCGTCAAGGCCACCGAGGACGACGACTACGTGAACCCGTACATGGTCTCCCAGGCCAATTCCACGCTGGGGGCCTCGAAGCGCCTCGGGTTCTACCACTTCGCCCGCCCGGGTGACGCGGCAGAGCAGGCCCGCTACTTCGTGTCCGCTGTCGGCTCGTTCCGAGGCAAGGCGACTCTCTGGCTCGACTGGGAGGCCAACGCCGTCGCGCAGGGGCCGGGCTGGGCGAAGACCTTCCTGGACACGGTGCGGTCCCTGACCGGCTCCACGCCCGGCATCTACATGAACGGTTCGGCCCTGAACGGCTACGACTGGTCTGCGGTCGCCTCTCAGTACCCGCTCTGGTACGCGGGCGGCCCCGACTACTCGGACTACGGGTCCTCCTACTCGGACCCGGCAGTGCCAAACGTCTCCTACTGGGGCGCTCCGCTCATCCACCAGTACACCGAGGACGGCCGGTTGCCGGGCTACTCCGGCACGCTTGACCTGAACAGGCTGCGCGACCGTGCTGCGTGGGATCGGATGATCGGGGGAGGGGCGTCGGCCACCGTCTCTGCCGCCGCGTCGGGAGAGGCTCAGCTCGCCGTGGACGGCGAGTATGGGGCTGCAACCGTCGGCCGGCTGAAGTCGGTCATGGGCGCCGTAGGCTACGAGGAGGTCTACGCCGTCGCCAACCTGCGCCGCTTCCTGAACAAGGTCGTGCCCTCCGCATCGATCCTCCAGCTGACCGGCATGTACCGACTGCCTGAGGACCGCGGGTGGGACTCCGACATGGTGAAGGTCTTCCAGTACCTCGTGCTTGCCTGGAACAAGCCGGGCGTGCCTGCGGGCTGGTCCTTCGGGGACTGGGTCGATGGGGACTTCGGAGAGGCCACGATCAGTGCGCTCCAGATGGCGCTGAACGCCTCCAAGACCAACAGCTTCCGGCTGTGGTGAGGTCGTGACATCTGCGTAACCTATTGAAGCCTCACAGACTCATAGGGATACACTAAGGGCGGGGACTCGGACGGGTCCCCGCCCTTACCTATGGAAGGAGCACATGTGAAGTACGCCTCTGCAACGTTCTGGGAGGGTCTCGCTGAGCGGGCCATCTCCACCTTCTCGCAGTCCCTCGTCGGCGCCTTCGGTGTCGGTACCTCGATCTTCGGCCTGGACTGGAAGGGCGCCCTCGGCATCGCCGGCGCCGCCACCATCGCCTCGGTCCTGAAGTCGTTCTCCCTTCCTGAGGAGACCGACCGTGCCGTGGCCGCCTCCGAGCTGGACTCCTACACCCCGCGCCACGCCTCCGACCTGACCGGCCCCCTGGCCGGCTGCGGGAGGGCATGACCCCAGCAGAGTCCTCCCCCG